GAAACCACACCATGCTCCTGATGAAGCAACCGCAAAACTCGCAGCTTTGCAGACTTTCGTCTACTGGAGTGCTGCCGTGTTGAGAAAAAGTTTTAACAGCATCCTTCAGGACGCGAGCGTTACAACCGGTGCATCCAAGGGGCTTTCGATTGAACGAACAAGTTGAGCAGATGTTTGCGCGTCGATTTGCTTCCGCCTGACCAACCTTGCCGCCGCCAACGGTAAGTCCGTGCAGAAGGCTCATGCTAAATCGGATGACATCTCCGAGCTGAAGCGATTTCAAACCTGCTGGCTTGGGGATATTAACTTCGTCGTAAGAGCAATCGGCACCGTTACGACACGCATATTCGGTGATTAAAGTGTCAAGGTTGCTGGGAATTTTAATCGCGTTCGCCGTGTAATGGTTGCGGATAAACTCATGGAGTTGCGGCCATGATCCTCCGGCGATTTCGATTCCGGTTTCAGGAACTCGATAGCTCCATCCACCGGGAATCACCATGTGTTCGTTAAGCACTTTGTATCCACTCATACGTCTCCTTCGTAATAAATTGAGTCAGCGTCCCTGACTAGTTTTTCCCACACTTTATCCAGCTTGGTCGAGCGAGGTTCGAGAACAGAGGTTTTGCGCACTAGATCAAGCAAGACTACGGCAGCGTCGGCCAAATCAGGCGATTTTCCTGTTCGCTGCTTCATTACAGTCTTCGATTCGACGGATATCTTTCGCTTGGAATCATCGAACATTCGCGCACAGAACTCCTGCAACGTCTCGATGTCCATTCCGCCAAGACGTTCTTCAACGGCCCATTTGCGCATCGAGAACCATAGCTCAGTCACCTTTCTATCGTAAGCCTCATTGCATGGCCTACTGTCCTCGTCGCTGACGGGAATCGTTGATGGAGAGCCACCAAACTCGACGCGATGAACCACGCCCCATTCGCGAGTCAGAATGTCGGCCAACCCACCGCCTTCACCACTTGAATCGAGAGCAAACCTATCGGGAGGTACGCCGCGCTTGTTGCATTCCTCTTTGACTCGATTGGCTATCTGGTAATGGACCGGCTCGGTTAGCTGCGCATTGGGGGATATCTGAATGATGTCCTGAAAAAGTATGCTGACCTTGTCGTTTGCGGTGCCAACCTTAGCAAAGCGAAGGACGCATCTATCGCCGCCAAAACCCGGATCAAGACCGGCAACGACTTGGACATTGGTGGTAAACACCAAATTCTTTGTAGGTGTGTGCGTCTCGATGAGTGATTCGGACAAGACCGTCTTGACCATGCCATCAGGACTCCAGAATCCGCGTGTGTACTTCCAGAACGTAGGACTCTGCTCGCCCTCATGGCGCATCGCTGACAAGACCTGATCGTGAGTGATGAGGTACGGATACTTTGTCCTGCCCTCGCTGATGTTCGGAGACTTCATGCCGTCAAACCGTCGGCACATCCCGCGTTCTGTCAGCCAGTGCTGGTCTTCAATTGTGACGCTGCGCCAACCTTTTGCAGGAGTGCAGAAGCGTCCATGAGGATCGTACTTTGAAGCCGGATTACCGATGACGAGCATCTTGAACTCGCGGCAACCCTTAGAAAGGTTCGTACACGCTTCGAACGCTGCTTCAGGCGTATCCGTAGCTTCGTCGATAATAACCATCACACGCTCGGCGTGGATGCCCTGAATGTTGGCCACAGCCTTTGAAGTGTTACCTTCTGCAACGGCAATAGCGGAAATGGAATGCCGGTCGTCGCCTTTGATGGCCTGAAGACTCATCTTCGAATCGACCATGTTTCCGGGGAATCCTCGCGATTTCCGAACAAGATCCTGAAGATTTGCCCACATACGCTTTCGGATCATCTTTGCCGTCGTAGACGTGAGAACAACGGTTGTCTTGGATGGGTTGGCCAGCCACCAAACAGTCGCAAAGAGCGTCGCGCCGAAGGTCTTTCCGCTCGCACCACAACCTGCCCATCCGACGTAGTCATGCTCGCAAAGACCTTCTACTTGAGCTTCTAGCCACGGGTTCCAGCTCATCTTCGGCCATAACATTTTCGTGGCGTTACGAAAATGATCGAAAGTGCCTAGACCTCCTTCATTCGGTTGGAGCCGATTTCGGAATGCGTAGAGTTCCAGTTCTAGGTCTGGAATCTTGACGGGCGAACGAATCCCGTACTTGTGGTCGATCAATGGATGCTCTGACACTTGCTCTGCCATAGTTTGGCCTTGCATTAGTTGTCGTTGGACTTGAGGTTCTGCGAAAGGAAAAATATGCCGTCGCAACTTATTTCTTCATCCGGCTGTTGCCAACCTTGCGACTCCGATCCGATTGTCGTAAACACGCCCGGACCTCAAGGTGCAGCGGGTACTAACGGGTCAAATGGCACGAACGGCTTAAACGCGTTCACTTACACGACAGCATCCGCCTTGGTTCCTCCACTTGGCGGATACGTTGTTGTTCAGGTTCAAGACAGCTCGTTCCTTCCAGAGTCGATTGCAGGGCAGTTTTTCGTGTCCGTTCAAGGATGCGGGTACATGCAGGTAGTTGATGTTGTTGGCTTGAGCGTAACTCTTGGGAATCCTGCCGCTGGCGTCTTGAGCATACCGAATGCTATCCCGACCACACCAATTTCAATCGGTGCGCTTATCACGCTTGCTGGAGCGATTGGTCCTCAAGGTCCGGCTGGAGCCGCTGGTGGCGCGCCATCTGCCGGAACGTACATTGTTCGAGTTCCTGACGCAGCACTCGCAAGCGCAACGGCCCTTAATTCGTTTTCATCCGGTTATCTCAAGACTCAAGGGTCAGCCGGATCAGGTTTTCTTTCGACTACAGCAACAGTTCCTGTGGGCGAAATCAGCGGCGTATTGCCGGTTGCCAATGGTGGAACAAACGTAGCAACCATACCTACCAATGGCCAACTGCTCATTGGCAATGGAACTGGCTACACGTTGGCCAGCCTTACCGCAGGATCGAATATCACGATTACTCCGGGTGCAGGCACGATTAGCATAGCGGCCACGGGAGCTGCGGCGGCGTTCACTTACGTCACGTTTACGCGCAGGCTAACCGGCAACAACCTGATTGCATCTGGAGCGACAAAAAATCCATTTAGCCTTGGAGATTTTCCCTCTGGATCTTGGTCGGGAATCGATACCGCGTCTGGATTTACTGCTGCAACTGGTCGGTTTACGGCTCCTTACACTGGATACTATAAAATTGATGCGGTGTTTAATCTGCTTGGAAGCACTGGCGTTGCGAGCGTAATTGTGTTCTTGCGTAAGAATGGAACAACAAACGTTTTTCAGACTCAAGAGTTTAACGCTACAAACGCTTCTCCTCAAAGTTTGATTCCGGTTTCATTTTCTTACATCGATCAAGCTACTGCAATTACAGATTACTATGAGATATTGATTCAAACTACTAGTTTTGGAGTAAGTGTAGCAACCGGCTCCTCATTATCTGTCCAGCGGATTCAGGCTTAAACCATGAGCGAACGCGCACCACGGAGGTACACGGATGGGTCTGTCACCTTTGAGGGTGGCGTTGACTCAGGTGTGATGCCGTCTGAAGTGGACAAGAATCAGGTGGCGTTTGCGGTAAATGCCAGCTTCCGGCAAAGCTTCGTTTCTCCTCGACCGGGTTTCATCCAAAAGGATTACGAAACATGCCTTTCGATTACCGCCGATAACACGCTCGTCACTGCGGATCAAACGAACGTCACGGCTGATGGATACTCAGAAGAGTGCTACAGCTCTGGCGGTCTGACTGGCGTGTTCCAGTGTGCGCTTCCGTACATCGGGGACAATGGGGCGACGTTCATCCTGATGCTGATCAGTGGTAAAGTGTGGCTTTACGACTGCCTTCAAAACAGCGTCCAGAGCCTTTCGGCATCGCCCGATCTTGAGAATCCATCGAACATACTCGACGGATGGATGGTTCAAGCTGAGAACTTCGTTGTCATTCAAGATGGGCAAAGCACACCGCTGATCTTCAACGGATCAAACTTGCGTCGCGCAACCATCGATGAAATCAAGTGCGGCAGAGTAATGGCCTACGTCAACGGACGTATCTGGTACGCTCTTGCAAATGGATTCTCATTCCGAGCAACCGACATTGTCTATGGAGACGGTACGCGAGCCAGCGTTCTCAAAGAAACCGAGAACACCTTCCTCAATGAAGGCGGTGACTTTGCGGTTCCGTCGGATTCAGGAGGCATCACAGCAATGGCCGTCCCCGGCAATCCAGATACGTCGTTGGGGCAAGGACCGCTTCTCATCTTCACGCCACGATACGTTTTCAGCATAAACGCTCCCGTTGATCGTGATGTCTGGAAGAATCTGAACTATCCGATTCAGGCCATTAGCTTGCTGACTAGTGGAGCGTTGGGTGCGCGTTCGGCCATCACGGTCAACGGTGATGTGTTCTATCGGGCAGTTGACGGTGTTCGCTCGTTCATTATCGCCAGACGTTCGTTCAATGATTGGGGAAATACCCCGATCAGCAACGAGGTTCTGAACATCATCGATAATGATCAGGCTGATCTGCTGTGGGCCAGTTCTGCTGTCGTGTTTGACAATCGATTGCTGATGACGTCTCAGCCTCGATACAATGCCGAGGGTGTTGTCCACAAGTCGTTGGTCGTTCTTGATTTTGATCTGATTACGTCGCTGCGGAAAAAGTTTCCTCCCGCGTGGGCTGGAATCTGGACCGGACTTGACGTGTTGCAGGTTCTCAAAACCGAGAATGCCTATGGAGACAGATGCTTCTCGATAGCTCGTGGGCTTGATGGAACCATTCAGATTTGGGAAATCAGCAAGGCTGAGAAGTTCGACAACAATCTTGCTGCCGGTAAGAAGGAGATTCAGTGGTTGGTTCAAACCCGCGCTTACAATTTCGAGCTTCCGTTTGGATTGAAGCGGCTTGATTCAGGCGACATTTTCATCGACTCGCTGGACGGAGACGTTTCGTTCAACGTCGAGTATCGCCCAGACCAATATCCCGGTTGGATTGAGTGGGCAGATTGGGCCGAATGCGCGACAACATTGCAGTGTCAACCTGCTTGTCCGCCGTCCAATTTTCAGCCTCAGTACAGGCCGAAGATGCGATTGCCGACTCCTTCGGATATCCCGTGCAATTCGAGCATCAGTACACCGACAAGAAACATGTACGAGGTTCAGATGAGCCTCACGATTACTGGATATTGTCGCATCAAGAGCATTCGAGTTCACGCTTACGACGTTCAGGAACCTGCGGTCGGAGAGTGCCTCGTGTTCGAAGGATGCAAAACTCTTGAAGGTTGCGACGTAAACCCGTTCCTCTACACATCGGAATAGTATGCCAAACCTAACCCTAATCACGCTTACACCTCCAAGTCTTCCAGTGAGTTATTGTCCGTTGAACTACCAGAACTTGGCCAACGATATCATCGGAGGGACGCAAGCCGTTTTCAACAGCACGATTGGAAACTCGTTCTTCAATTTTGGACCAACGTATCCGGCGATTAACAACCGGATTTACCCGTGGCTTGATGAAAATGGTCAGTGGTGGATTTACGATCAAGGATTCTGGCTTCGTAAAAACCCAGTTACGGCGGCATACGAGCGTCGCATCTATGTCGGAACGACCACGGATCTTCTTTCGTACGACGGCGGCGACGGAACGGCTACGGCGACAACCACAACCGGACCAATGTGGGAAGTTGATACTGAGTTTGAGGCTCGTTTCCCGGTCGGTGTTGGAGCGTTTGTTGCGAGCGGTGCGGTTGCTGTTCTGGGCAAGACTACGTCCACTTCAATCGCTGGCGAGGACAAGCACACGCTGACTGTTCCAGAGACTCCATTTAACGAACACACGCACGGCGTCGCTCAGTTGATTGCTCCGGCAAACGACGATTACTATCTCGTCAACAAGTCGTGGAGCGGACTCGGTTCGTATCCGACGCAGATACTTCAAGGTGCTGCTGGAAGCGGTGGCGGCGGAGCTGGTCCTAGCATTACGACTGGAGACATTGGAACTACTAGTGCCGACAAGACTGGCAACGACACTCAGAATGCCGTTGGCCACAACAACCTGCCTCCTTTCTACGGTGTTTACTTCATCAAGCGAACCATTCGAGTCTACTACACCAAATGAAGCTCATCGTTCAGGACATTCGCTCGACTATCGCTCGGGTTATCGGCACATGTGTCGATGATCAGCGCGTTTATGATTACATCAATCAGGCGTGTCGAAGGCTTCTACACAAGGGTCTGTGGGCTGGCGCGTACGGACGCTTCACGATCCACACCGTAGGTGGGTGCATCACTTGGCCGCGACAGATTGAAACCATCGAATCCGTAGCCGATTGCTGCGGCGTCGGAACGGTTCGCAATCAATGGTTCGAGTTTCAAGAGTCTGGATACGGACTTCTTGGAGGAGAAAACGGCGCATGCGTCGGCAAGCAGCTTGTTGATCGTGGCACTGTTGTCTCTTACCGAGACATGTCCGGCGGTACTAACAGCTACCTGCGAGTCTATCCCGGTGACGCTTCCGACGTTGGCAAGACCATCACGCTCCAAGGAGTCGATCAGAACGGAAACTGGATTCGCACATTGTCTGGCGGCGTGTGGATTGACGGAGAAAAGCTGACGCTTGCTTTGCCGTACGTTCAATCGACCAAGAAGTTCATCTCGTTGAGTGGTGTCATTCGCGATGCGACAAACACTGCCAGCCGTCTGTACGAGTACAATGCGACGACGTTGCTGGAACTCGATCTGGCAGTTTACGACCCAGATGAAACTTTGCCGCAGTACCGTCGCAGCTACCTGACGGATCGTTGCAGCAATGACGAGGACAAGCCGGTGACGGTCATGGCGAAGATGCGCCATATCAACGCTACGAGCGTCAATGACTACCTCATTCCCCCTTCGCCGGACGCTATCAAGCTGATGGTCATGGCGATTCGCAAGGAAGAGAACGATTTGATTCAGGAAGCAGTGGCCTACGAAGCAAAAGCAGTTCAAGCTGTTCAAGAGCAAACGATGCAGTATCTAGGTGACGCAGTTGCAACGATACGCATGGTTGGCGTCGGATTGAACGGCGGAGGATTTTCGCAATGGTTCTGAACCAAAAGGATAATTTATGGCAATAGGTATTCCAGCGGCAATTTTGGGTGGAGCGGCAATCTCCGGCCTTGGAAGTTTGTTTGGCGGATTGTTTGGCGGAAAAAAGCCAAAGGTTCCCGAGCTAAAGCCGATTGATTTTGCCAATGAGCAGCAGCAAGCGATTCAGCAGAATATCGCGTCGCTTCAACCTGCAACCGAACTTGCTCAGAGAACGACCGCCGCCGAGCAGTCGCAGCTAGAGACTCAGCTTCGTCGCGCAATTCCCGGCTACGACCAACTCATCGCTCAGGCTGGAAAGACTATTGGCTCAAGATTGCGTGGCGAGGTTGATCAAGATATTCAATCTCAGCTTCAACGATCTGTCGCTGGTCGGGCGGTTGGTGGAGGATTCAAAGAATCAGAAGGCATTCGAACAAATTTGCTCGCTCGCGACTTTGGCCTGACAGCGATGCAGATCCAGAATCAAGGTCTTGCTCAAGCGCAGAGCTTCATCCAACAGCAGCGGACGCTTGGAATGGCGCAACCGTTCTCGATCAGCAGCATGTTCATTACACCGGCACAGCGCATTGGAGCGATTCAGCAGCAGCAACAGCTTCAATACGGTCGTGATTTGACTGCGGCTCAAGTTGCTGCCGCTCCTTCTCCGATGCAGCAATCGGCTCAAACCGCGTTTACCAACTTTGGAGGTATTGCCGGAGGCTCGTTGGCACAGTACGGAATGTATCAAGGATTGATGGGGCAGCAATCTGGAGCCTATCGACCACAATCGTACAATCCTCAGAACGATTCTGAGATTTATCCGAATCTCTACGCACCGTCTCCAACGAGGTCGGATATTACCCCAATTTCTAACAGTCTATTCCCAGAGTACGGCTCCTCAAACTACAGACCTTGATTTATGGCCGACCAATCTCTTCAAGCATTTCAGCTAGGCGCATCGCTGTTTGACCGCGCACAGACGCAGCAGCGAATGATGGAGCAGTTGCAGGTGCAGACTGCTGATCAGTTGATGCGGCAGCGGCAGGCTGATCTTCAGAACAAGATTCAGTCGAATGCTTATGCTCAGGCGTTGTCAGAGCAGGAGGCGCAAGCTGCTGAGTACGATACGTTTCAGAAGTTCAATGAGGACGTTGGAACCTACTTCAATGATCCTGAGTTGAAGTCCCCAATGCCTGCGCTTCCTCGCTTCAGGTCAAAGGTTTTCAATCAGGAGGCGACTAGGGCCTATCAGGGTCTTCAGCAGTATTCTCCGCGAGCGAAAATCATCAAGGCTCGCGAACAGTTCGATAAACTTAGAGCAGATAGCATCGAAGAGATGCAGAAGCAGGGTATCGACGTTTTCGACCCTCAGACCGGCCAAATTAACGAAGAGGTTTACCGGACGAATCTCCCTGTCATCAGAGAGCAAATTAAAGAGAAGGAGATTGTCGGAAAACTGACTCCAGATGTTTTTACGCAATTCTCTCTGCTGGACAAAACAATCCCAATTCAAGAGAGAATCAAGAAAGCTCAAGACACTGTTGATCAGCGAAAGATAGAGCAGCTTTCTCCGTCTGAGCGCGCTAAAATGCGTTTGTCTGAAAGAGCTGTTAGCGAATATGAATCGTTGTTTGGAAAACCAGATCAAACAACCAAGGATATCATTGAATCGAACGCTCTGAGCAACAAGTGGAATTGGCCTGATGGAAAGGCTGAAGCTAGGATTAGTGGAGATGAAACAATTGCATCTATTTCTAGCGATCTTGTTAAAAATCTAGATACCTTTGAAAAAAATTATGGCCCCAAAACCATGCAGAAATATGTTGGAATTATTGATGGAAGAGTTTCTGACATAGAAAAAAGACTGGCAGGCGCAAACACTCAAGAAGAAAAAGACGCTTACGCTTTGTTGCAGCGATTTCAAAACACTTTTAACAAATCAGCTTTTGAGCAGTCTGGAAAGGCTGTTACTTTACCTGAAATGCAGAGACTTGTTGCCGCTCTTGGAAACATTAAAAGCAACAACTTTGCAAATGATGTTAGAAATTTTGCAAAAATGTCTGCTGAAGACTTGTACAAAACAATTCGTTCTTCCAAAGATCAATACAGAATTAGGCAAGAGCAAGTCAGGCTTGCAAACGAACTTGTTGAACAGTTCAATCTTCCATTTACACCGTTTGGTAAACAGCAGCAATTGGCTCCGGCTCCTTCGACTGGAACCGCTCCGTCGCTTCCCGCTGGATTCTCATCGTCTCAGACCAATCAAATCGCCCTCCCTACTGGATGGGGAATTAAATAATATATGCCAACATTTACTTCCCCTTCAGGAAAAGAGTATCAATGGAATAATCCTAATCCACCAACGAAAGCGGACATTGATGCGCTTGTTGCGTATGATTCGCAGCTTGGCGGACAACCTCAGACGCAAGGTCCAGCAACTATTGCAGAAATGCGTCGTCGTGAGGAGCAGGGCTTAGTTGGCGCTTTGCCTCCAGACATGAGCGAGGCGGTGAAACGGTCCGCAGAGGTTGGGGGATTGGAGCGGTTTGTTGGTGAGATGGGGAGATTGCCTGAGCCTACAGGTCAAATTGCGCCTCCAGAATATCAAGGCGGTCGAATTGCCTCATCTGGACAGCTTACTCCGTTGGCACAAGCTGAATCTCGCGGAATGCGGCGTGGATTTGCAACTGGACTTCCTATTTCAGCATCTCTTATTTCTGCGCCGTTTATTGCTGGAATGGGTATCGGTGCCGGATTGTTAACTGAAGCTGGTGTTAACCTTGCGGCGGCAGGTTTGGGGCAGACTGTATCTCCAGAACCTTATCGCGCAGGGGAAATGTTTGCTCAGGCAATTCCCGGTGTTCCGGTGGCTCAGCAGGCCAGAAAATTCACACAGTTTACAAAAGAAGCTGGAAGCGGAGTTTTAACATCTGGTCTTCAAGCTGGCATTGAAACTTTGGACCAAGACTCCGCTGATTTGTCTGATGTTCTTTTTAGAACCGGGCTTGGAGGGTTTTTGAGTCCAACTCTAAGTGGACTTGCAAGGGGTGGAGGTGCTTTGGCGAGAAGCGGATTTGACGCGAGAGCTTGGAGAAGCGGATTTAATTTTAATCCGAGAGCTTTGGCCGCTGAATTGCAACTCCCGTTTACGCAGCAATTTATCAAGGATCGAGCAGAAGACATCAGAAAGCAAATGGTTGAACAAGGTTCGTCTGGAATGTTTGATCGATTTTCCGGCGATCTTGCCAGTGCGCTTTATTCTCCAAATTCAGGGCTAAACCCGCAGCAATTTCAGGAGCAGATTAGAAATGTGGTCAGTCAGTCGATGAACACTGCCGGTTCGTCCGGTTTGACTGGACAAGATCTTTCTGACGCAATCAGAACAGAACTCCAGAAGTCGATAGCAATTCCAGATGAGCAGGCCAATAATGTGGCTAACGATGCAATTGACGCTTTTGTTGGAGAATCTGAAGCTCTTCGGAATCGAATCACAAACTTGAGAGATGTTCGAAATGCTTCGCGTGATGCACGTTTGACGGATGTCGTTCGATCATTAGAAGGTCGTGCAAGCGTCGAGTCTCAGGGGCTTCGAGACGAAATTGATCAGCTTAAGAAAAAAGGCGAATCATTGCCCGTTGAGTCCGTTGAACGCCAAAAACTCGACACTCAGATTTCAGACCTAAACCAACAGATTTCCAGCATTGAGGCTGGTCGTGCTGCTGGATATGGCCCTACTGGCGGAATCACGCGAGAATCGCTTGGCCTAAAGACACAACAGATTGCTCAAGAGGAGCTTGATAAGTTCAAAAAAGATCGAGATGAGGGTTATGCAAAGATCGACCCTGATCTTGAAAACACAAAATTAACAGTCACCGAAATGTCTCCAACCGGAGAAGAGGTGACAAAAGAGTACACGGTAAACCAACTGCGTCAGAAACGCACAAATATTCTTCGAAAAATCAATTTTGGAAATCCTGTTAAAAAAGCTGATTATTCAGTTTTTGAAGATCTTGATCAAATTAACTCACAGCTTGATGAGGCTTTAGCGTCCAACCCTGCCCTTAAAACAGCTTTGCAGCAGGAAAACGCTGCGTATCGAGAAGGCATTTCCAGATTCAAAGGTTTTTTTGCTGACAAAATTTTACGAGAGGCTGGCGAGCAAGGTGGAATGCCGGGAATCGTTGGAACCATTGCTGGCGCAACTGGACCTCAAAATCTGAGGCTCCTGAAAAACCTCCTCGGAACTCGATATGACGAGATAAAGCCGGATTTGAGGCAGTTTGTTTTCATTCAGTCACGCGGCGAAAACCCAAACGAATTCCTGAAGTCGATTACTGCTGGAAACAGTGGAAAAGCAACCGGACTCCAGAAAGAGGTAATTGACGAATTGTTCCCAGACATTTCCGAGATAACAGATGTTGCTTCAAAATACAGCTCGCTAGTCAACCAAAAGGCAGTTCTTGAAAAACAAGCAAAAGACCTGAAAGGTAAAATCGATGCTTTGAAAACAGATGTTTCCAACAACATTTCTGGAGCGCAGGTAAGACTCGACGCTGCAATCAAACAGGAAGGTCAGATTGCGGAAACAAACGCCAAACTTAAGGCTGAGAACATAACGTCAAGGGAACAGCGGATCATCGACTCTCTTGCGGCCATTGAGGCCAGAGTTCGAGATGCTCGCGATAAAAACTTTGACGTTCTTGATACGATTAAGTTAGACGACGTTATCAGAAACATTGAGACGCAAAGCGGAAAACCGCTGTACAAAGCTCTTGAAGAGGCGGTTGTAACAACCAGCAATGCGCGTGGAAGGTTCAACTCAGCCGTTAAAAAAGCATTAGAACCGGGAGGTCAGCTTGAAAGTTTTGAACCTTCTAGCCTGATTGATTTCTTGGTTGCCAAGGAGGGGGAATCTCTCAACTACCGTAGCAAGCAGTTTCTGAAGGCTGTTGGCCAATCAAGGCCAGACCTGATTGGAGACGCGCAAAACATTTTGGTTGGCCGAATCATTGCCGAGTCAGTTGACGGAAACAAAATCAACACGGCAAAAATAAAAGATCTTGTCGGAACAAGCGAAGCTCCCGGAAAATACTTTGGAATAACTAAAGGATTGTTTGGAGACGACGGAATCTCTCGCATCACAAAAATCGCAAATCAGTTGGAGCAGGTTTCTGACCTTGGAAAACCAAGCGTCTTCAGAGAACTGGTTTTGCCAGCTTTGGCTGGATTTGCTGGTTATCAGGTTTACGGTGAGACTGGCATGAAAGCCGGTCTTGGTGGATACGCTGCATACAGATTGTTTGGAAAAGGAATTAGCAATGCAACCGCCGCTGCCGTTGGGCGTGTTGTGAAAACTCCTGAATACCTCAACATTGTTTCAAAGCCGATTGACCAAGCAACGCAAGCGCAGATGAACCGTTTCGAGCGTCTTTGGCCTAGAGTTTTGAAAATGGAACAAGATCGGTATCAGATGATTAAGGAGGATCTTGAGAAATGAAAACCTCCCTCTCCAAGAAAGGTAATACCTATCAGGGCAAGAAGGTGACGTTGAACAATCCGTTCTACACGCCGGGTGAGCGGAAGAAGAGTGCGGTGTACGTCAAGAATCCTGCTGGCAAGGTTGTCATCGTTCGGTTCGGCGATCCTGACATGAAGATCAAGAAGTCGAATCCTGAGCGTCGTAAGAACTTCCGTGCGAGGATGAATTGCGATACTGCCACGGATAAGACAACGCCGAGGTATCACTCCTGCAAAGCTTGGTAATTTCGTCAGTAACAACTCATTCTACATATTATGGACAAGATGAAACTTGGTGGTGGCGGACGTTACGAGAAACTCGTTAGCAGTCTTGAGAGCAAGGGCGTGAAAGATCCGAAGGCTCTTGCGGCATCAATCGGCATGAAAAAATACGGCAAGAAGCGGTTTTTGTCGCTCGCTGCGAAAGGTCGTCGCCGCGCTATGAAGGAGGGCTAACGCTTAGGTCGTCCGCCTGTCCACGGCTTCTTCGCTGTGGACTTATCGACGACGAACTGTTCGGGCGGTGCGTAATCCCATGATATCGTACCGACGCCGCGCTGGATGATGATCGAGCCTGCTTTCTTCTGTTCCTTATCCTGCAAGCCTGACCTGTCTCCCCGCTTCGCCATTCCAAGCATGAAGCGTCGCGGTTGATTGAATCCTATCTCCTTCATCACGATTACCTCTCTAGCCCAGTTCGTCAGGTCCGACGATCCGAAGCCTGAGTAGGCCATGTCTGCCACGCTCTCAGGTTTGTCGTCCTTGCCCTTTGGTTTCGGGAAGTGATGCACCAGCACGATGACGACTCCCGTCTCGATCATAATCGGCTGGAGCAAGTGACGCGTGAAATTGGCACACACCTCGATATCCGATGGATTGCCGCCGATGTAGGAGAGCAGCGGATCAATGTAGACGATATCCACCTTCGTCTTGCGAATGAGGCGACGCAGCATTTGCGTGAAGTCTGACCCAGTGCGAACTGCCTCACGGAAGAATAGCATGTTCGCTCGTTTCAGTCCGTTGACCCAGTCGCTACCGAACACCATCTGCGAAGCTCCTTTGAGAGCATCATGCTGATCGGCGATGTCGTTCTCCGCTTGAACGTAGGCCACTCTCAATGGTCTTACGGGCTGTACGCCGAACCAGTCACTACCTATGGCCCACTTCAATCCTTGATAGAATGCCATCGAGCTTTTGCCGCATCCGCTCTGACCGACAAAGAGAAGCGATGAACCGCGTCGCAGCCATCTGTCGCCGATGAGGTTGTCAGGATCATTCTGCGGATCGTAATCGACAATGCTCTGGAGCGTGAACTCCTGAGGCATGTCCTGCGACTCCAGATGGTCCGTGTAGGCGTCCCAGTTCACCGAACCCACATTGATGGCCAACAGCTTCTGTTCGTTGCCATCGCGCATTACACCGGCTAACCGAGAGAACCTGCTCGCATTCTTGTTCTTCGGATCGATGCCGAGAGCCTCTAGCTGGCGATAGACGACATCACGACGCTCGTTCCATTCCTCCTTGTTCGACGCTTCGACTCGTACCCATCCGTGCAGACTCTTGCCGCCAGAATCGATGACGACCGAGAGCGGAAGCTTCGACTCCTTGAGGATCGTCCATTGCTCATCCTTCGTCTTCTCGTCCATCTCAACGAGGACATGGCGGAAGTTTGCCACGCCGGAATCCGATCCGTTCTCTTCGATGCACGGGTTGATACGGACGTACGCGCCACGACTATCCTCATTCGTCCACATGCTGCTGATGGGCGGCGTGAAGTGGTTCTTAATCCATTCGTCGCGCTTGAGGAATGTACCCTTGGAGTTTGGCCTACCTCGACCGTCCTCGTCGCAGATGATGTCGTTACAGATGCAGACAATCTCATCTGGCTCGAAGCAGGCTTTCAGAAAGTCGCTCGTCGTGAATGGCGCTGGCGGCTCAGGTACAGACTGGATCTTCTGAACGACGAACTTGCCGGTCGTTGAGACGGGCGTTCCGCTTTGCGCGGATAGAAGCCATCCCTTTGGCTTGTCGTGCGTCACAGTCATCGCCTGATTCACTTTGTGGGCCAATTCATTAGGCTTCCACGGTGGGAGGCATTTCGAGTTGTACTCATGCAGGAGCGTCTCGGCGTCTCCACGCGATAGCTCAAAGCCATGTATGAGAGCGGTTGCGACGGCGAAGGTTGCGTTATGACCGCCCTGACCAGCGACGGCTCCCGGCGTGTTTCTGAGCCATGCTCGCGCACGGTCGATCTTTGATTGATTCATTGGATTCCAAGTTGTTTGCGCGCCAGCTCTCCACTTTCGCCGAGGTCAGTGATGGCGATTTGATGGAGGACTGATTTTGATTCTTCGAGTTTTAGGAAAAGGAGAGACAGCTCTTTGGGAGTCATCAGGTACTTGCTCCAATGTTGAATTGGAATGGAGCGAGACTGGAACTTCGCAAAGAGCTGCTCTTGTGCTGCAATGTAGAGTTTAGGGTGCTTGTTCAATGACCGGGATGAACTTGGCTTTGAATTCAGCCTTCGTTCGAACGTACACCTTTGATTTACCGTCGCGGGTGTAGGCAACCCCCACCCATTTCATTTCCCCGATTCGTATCTCTACGTCGTCTGAAATGAGTTCAACCTCCACCGTACTGTTTCCTGAGTTTTTGAATTTCATCTTCGGAAGCGTTATCGAGATGTCCGACTCCAGAGGATTGCCAAGAGCCTTCAACAATTTGCGCCTTGGGCTTTGGCTTGGTCATCCAACCTCGAAGAATCGCATGGTCGATCAGTGCCGGCGCTTCCTTCAACAACTGTTCTCTCGTGATTTCTGTTTTCATCAATTAGCCTTTTTCCCGCGTCTACCGTTCGACCTTCTCATTCCGAGTTCCTGACCAAGTTCATTGGCAAATCCGCGTCGGACCAGCCACTCCTTGTACTTCTGATCGATGTAGGCGAAGTGAATCTTTTCGCATGATTCATCTGAATCCGCTATCCGTATGATTGATAATTTATTTCCGTCGCTCATTTGTATGTCTCGATTGTGTGTTTGTAGTGTCGCTCGGCTTGGGTGCAGTTCCAGCACAAGTCTTGGCTTGCGTTGCATCCGCACCCGAGAGATTTGAATAGCACATTGGCCAACCATTGGTATTCCGAGATGGCCGCTCGCAATGTTTCCACGTCCGTTTCTTCGGACATGGGCTTGATATTCTCGCTCATTTGACAACGAAGAGGATGAAGTAGGCGCTGGCGACGACGACGCCCATAGCAAACGCGGCGATGAGTAGCTGCTTCAGTTCATCTGGCGAAGGTGGACGACTAGCTTTGTGGATCATCTGCCTCCTCCCATCGCGTAGTGCAGGATCAAAAGGGCGTCGCAATTTTTGAGGGTGACGTCCAGATGAGGATAGAGTTCCTTCGCCTTGTTTTTGAGCTTTCGCTTCCATTCTGGTCCTGTTTCGCATGATTTGCGTCCACCAAGTCCAAGAGGTTCTTGCCATATCTTAGGTTCGACTCGATGCAGAGCGTAGCCTTGTGCGTAGCCTAGACCCTGCACAATGCCGTAGTTTTCGTGAAGTGTCGCCATGCTGGCCGACGACGTGAGTTTGCTCACAAACTTTGGCACTTTCTCGACCCATAGATGGGAGTCGCTGACCTTGAATCCGCTTAGTAACTGGGCCGTGTCGGGCAAAGACTCTGGCATTGGGAAGAGCAGTATTCCTTCAGCGGTGCTGACCGCGAATCCGCCGCCCACACCCGGATCGACTGCAATAATTGTTTGGTTTGATTTCATTCGCTTAGTTTTATTTTTAGTAACAGAGAACAGCTATGCTCTCCGCAGCGATTCGCACCGCTGATTTGGTGTCTCCACCTTCTGACCAACGCTCGACCTTCACGCGGCCTTTGACGCGCACTAGAGCGCCGTTCTGAATCTCAATGATCTTCTCCGCCACTTGTCCCCAGCTCGACAGTTCGAACTCATCGAAGTCTTCGTGAAAGCGTCCTTCGCTGTCGGTCCAGTGACGGGCGATTGATATGACGCGGCGCACCATGAGTGAGCCTGTCTTGGTTTCTGTTTGTCGGCTTACGCCGCGCATTTCACCGATCAAAAGAACTACGTTCTCTGTGGGCGTGGCTGTTTCATTTGCTGTCGTTGATGCACTCATTGGAAAATACAACCGAGTTGTCGGTAGCACGTCATACGCTTTTTGGCGTGGAACGAACCGATGGGGTGGAACTTGTCAGAGAAGTCCAGAATTGTCGCGCAGTTCTTGGTTTCTGTTTTGCGTAATGCACGACTGGCTCGCTGGATCGTCTTCTGTGATGAGCGTCCTCCGCTGACCATGATGAGCAGCTCGACGTTGGGCAGATCCAACCCTTCGTCGGCCAATGATGTGGCTATCATGGTTTTGAGTTGTCCGCTCTTGAATTCGTCCATCGCCGCCTTGCGCAGCTTCTTCGAAATATTGGAATGAACGAGCCGAGAACCCGGAATCCGGCGTTCGTAATCCTCTCCCAGCGTAATGCGCGGAATGAGGATGAGTGTCTGCATGTCGCCATGCTCCATCGCGTACTGGATGGCGTAGTCGTTGCGTTCTTTGTTCTTGCAGATGCCGATATCGACGAGCGATTCCCAAGCGCACATACGCTTCAATTCCTCGTCGGTTATCCGCATGTACTTACGTCGCGCTTGGAACAGTCGGTCGATGTTGTCGTCGATCTTCTGCTGGATGTTGAGGTCTGTGGCGTGGCTGATTTCGAGGTAAGCGTCGGCCAATGAATCGCCAATGTCGGTGCGGCTTATCTCGTAGGTGCGGTTGCGGAAGAGCGTTCGCGTAACCTCGTTCCGGTCTGGATCGTCGCCCCAAGGAGTGGCGTCGAAGCCAAATCTCAGTCCGCTACAGGATTCAATGATGCCGCGAAGGACTTTTGCTGCGCTTCTCTTCGCCTCATCCACGATAAGAACCTGCTTCCTACTGAAGTCCACTGACTCATGGGGGCAGCGGATGTCCACCGCCTCATCAGGAACACCGGCAACGCGGAGCGATACTCTTCCTTGCTGGCATGTTTCTACCGTTGGCGCTGTCCATCCAAACGACCAGTCGGGATGCAGGTTGAGGTGATGCTTGATGATGCTCGCAGCAATCCATGTCTTGCCGCTGCCTGCCGGTGCGATGATCAGGCCATCGCTAGTTTTGGCCCACTCTACTGCTTTCTTTTGGTATTCTCTTAGATTCATAGTTTTAGGAAATTTGCCCCTCCGCCTACTGCTTCATAGCAGACGAAGGGTATTGTCCGTACCACAAGGTA